GGCGAGATTGTCCTTGATGTATTCGGCGGTAGTGGTAGCACCCTAATAGCCTGTGAACAGTTAAACAGAAAATGCTATATGGCAGAGCTCGACCCGCATTACTGCGATGTGATAATTGAGCGGTGGGAAAGGCTCACCGGAGAAAAAGCAGAACTCATGATATGAAAAAAGCAGAATGGCAGGAGAGAATAAAACAGGCGAGTATGGACGCTGGAACGTATCGACCATATTTCGACAGCATAATTGATACGCTGGCCGAGACGATGGAGATGCGGGACGACGCACGAGAGAAGTTTTACGCATCGGGCGGGCAGACGGTGGTCATGCACACCAACAAAGGAGGCAACGCGAACATCGTGAAAAATCCTGCGCTGGTGGTCGTGGATGATCTGAACAAGACCGCACTCTCATACTGGCGTGATCTGGGACTCACTCCTGCCGGGCTGAAGAGGATTAACGAGACAGCACTCAAAGGTGGTTCGAATAAGAACACGCTCGGGTCGGTGCTGAAAGATTTAGGCATATGAAAGCAAAGGATTATTGCGGGACTGCAAAGCAGTACGCGCTTGAGGTGGTCGGCGGCAAGATAGTCGCAGGAGCTGAGATCGTAATGGCCTGTCAGCGGTTCCTCAATGACCTTGAGCGAACGGATATTGAATTAAGGGCGAGAGATCCGAACGCGGTCTGCTCGATAATGGAGGGGTTCTTCGTACACCAGCAAGGCGAAGATATGCACGGCAAGCCATTACTCGGCGAGCCGTTTTTATTGCAGCCGTGGCAGGTGTTCGTTGTGGTCAATCTGCTCGGGTGGTATTACACCGGGACAGACGAGAGACGTTACAAAGAAGCGTTCATACAGGTCGGCAGGAAGAATGGCAAGACAAGTTTCATCGCTGCGCTGTCATTCGCGGTCGGGATCCTGCAGAGGCGGTCCGGGTCGAAGATCTACATCGTGGCTAATGCGCTGAAGCAGACTCTCGAGGCGTTCAACTTCTTAAAATTCAACTTCGAGTACAAGGGTCTGAAAGATGATCCTGATGTGAGGGTGCTTGATAACTCGTTCAACCACTCGATTGAATATCAATTCAGAGATGAAGAGGGCAAGCCGGACGGGTTTTTAAACATCATCGCGCTGGCATCGAATCCAGACAGTCAGGACTCGTTCAACTGCAACTTTGCGATTGCGGACGAGGTGGCTGCTTATAAGAAAGCGAAGCAGTACACGCTGTTTAAGGACGCACAGAAGTCATACCGAAATAAGCTGATTATCGGCATAACGACAGCCGGTGACAATGCGAACAGTTTCGGCTATCGGCATATGGAATACTGCGTGAAGATAGTAAACGGCACGGTCAAGAACGACTCGATGTTCGTGATGATCTCGAGGGCGGATCAGGACGATGCGGGCAATGTGGATTATACGAGCGCAGAACAACACGCAAAGGCGAATCTGTCTTATGGTGTAACGGTCAGTCCGGACGAGCTTATGAATGACGCAATCGAAGCTCAGAACGATCCGCAGAAGCGAAAAGAGTTCTTTGCGAAGAGTCTGAACATATACACGACTGCGGTCCGGGCATACTTTGACATCGAAGAGTTCAGGCGGTCTGACAGCGAGTACCATTGGACAATGGATGAACTTGCAAAGCTACCGGTCAAATGGTACGGAGGCGCAGACCTGTCGAGGATGCACGACCTCACAGCGGCCGCTCTGGTGGGCGAATACAACGGGGTGCTTATAATCATTACCCATGCGTTTTTTCCTGTCTCACAGGCGGCAAGGAAGGCCGACGAGGATAACATACCGCTGTTCGGGTGGGCTGATGATGGCTGGCTTACGATGTGTAATTCGGAGACAGTCAACTATGCCGATGTGGTCAACTGGTTCGATGTAATGAAGAGCAGAGGTTTCAACATTAAGGTAATCGGGCAGGACAAGAAGTTTGCTCGGGAGTTTTATCTGATGATGAAGTCGAAGCGGTACAACGTGGTAGATCAGCCGCAATACTACTATGTGAAGTCGCAGGGCTTTAGGCATATAGAGAAGGCGGCTAAAGATAAAAAACTATATTATCTGCACTCCGAGGCTTATGAGTATTGTGTTCAGAATGTCAAAGCCATCGAAAAGACAGACGATATGGTCCAATACGAAAAGGTATCACCAGAGCAAAGAATCGACCTTTTCGACGCATCTGTATTCGGAGCGGTCCAGCTGCTTGAGAATATGGAGCGCAGAGAGAAGGCTCGAGAATGGTGGGGTAAGTAGTCAATGAGCAAGAGTAAAAAGAGAAAGAGGGCAATGCAGCAGCAGAGAGATGCGGCAACGAATACTGCACCATCTATTGGGATCGTAGTGGCTGACAGCGACACGGATCTGGTGTGCAGTGGATACACTTCTCTCGCTGACAATCCGGAAGTGTTTACGGCTTGTCGCAGAATTGCATCACTCATATCCTCGATGCCGATCATGCTGATGGAAAACGGAGACAGCGGCGACTTGAGAATATTCAACGAGTTGTCGCGAAAACTGGACATCGAGCCGTGCAATTATATGACGAGGCGCACATGGATGGAGGCTATCGTCATGAATATGCTGCTTTACGGCAGGGGTAATTCCGTAGTCAAGGTGTACACGAGCCGGGGCTATCTCTCAAACATGGAGCCGATACCGGCAGGGCGAGTTTCATTTTTACCACCGGTCAGCGGCACAAAGTATCAGATTGTTATTGATGGCAAAGCGTATGATCCGAATGATATTCTGCACTTTGTAGATAATCCTGACCGCTTCTATCCTTGGAAGGGCAAAGGGCTGACGGTGCTTCTTACCGACGTTGCCAACAATCTGAAACAGGCATCAGTAACGAAGAAGGGATTCATGAGTTCGAAGTGGAAACCGTCCATCATCGTAAAGGTGGACGCTCTGACCGATGAGTTCTCGAGCCCTGAGGGCCGGCAGAAACTTCTCGACTCTTATGTAAAGAGCAACGATGTGGGCGAGCCGTGGCTGATACCGGCAGACCAGTTTGAGGTCCAGACAGTGAAGCCGTTGTCTATTGCGGATCTGGCCATCAGCGATTCGGTGGAGTTCGATAAGAGGACGGTCGCGTCCATCATCGGAGTGCCGCCGTTCGTGCTGGGTGTTGGCTCGTATAACAAGGACGAATGGAACAGCTTTATCAGCAACACGGTGCGAGTCATAGCCGAGGAGATAGAGCAGGAGCTGACACGAAAGTTGATACTCAATCCGAAGTGGTACGTGAAGTTCAACATCCTGTCGCTGATGAACTGGGATATTAAGACCATTGCGGATGTATTCGGGTCCTTGTCTGATCGCGGATTCGTAACCGGCAACGAGGTTCGTGACCGCATTGGTATGAGCCCTGCAGACGGGCTGGACGAGTTTAGGATCCTGGAGAATTACATCCCTTATGATATGAGCGCACTGCAGAAGAAGCTGGTGCAGGAGGGTGAGTAATGGCGATGGTATGCAATGACTGCGAGCTGAGAGGTAAGCGGGTCAAGCAGATATGGTGCAAGCACACGGGCGAGCCGTGTATGCACGTTCGTTACTGTGCTGTGTCTATGAAGTATTACCAGACGGACGCAGCGAAGGACTGCAAGGTCAAGGAGAATAAAAAATGGACAACGATAGAACAATGAGGCAGATGCGTACTATCGCATCAGAGTTTAAAACGAGGGAAGACGGCGAAGAGAAGCGCATCGAAGGCTACTTCGCCGTTTTTAATAGCAACTACGAAATCATGCCGGGGATGAGCGAGTCGATCGCTCCGGGCGCGTTTGCGGACACGCTCGGTGGAGACATTCGCGCACTCATCGACCATGAGACGATGTATGTTCTGGGACGCAATAAAGCGGGAACGCTTGAACTGCGCGAGGACGCTCACGGCCTGTGGGGATCCATTCTGCTCAATCCGAACGATCAGGATGCGATGAACCTCTATGCCAGAGTGCAGCGTGGCGATGTGGACCAGTGCAGCTTCGGCTTTGACATTCTCGAGGAATCCGAAGTACACGAGAATGGCAATGTTCATTGGACGATTGAGAAAGTCAAACTGTATGAGGTCAGCTGTTGCACATTCCCTGCCTACGCGGAGACATCCATACAGGCAAGAAAAGACGATTATAAATCCATCATTGAGAGAGACCGCCAGATGTGGAGGTCTGGACTGAGAGACAGATTAACGGAGGTTAAATAATGGCACTCAGAACACTTATGCTCAAGAAGGATCTGGACAATAAGCGCAAGGCTATGGCTGAACTTGAGAAGCGCGACGCTGAGTTCGAAGCCAGACGTGCCGAGCTCGAGGCAGCAATCGAAGAGGTTGCGACCGAAGAGCAGAGGGATGCTGTGAACGAGGCTATTGACCAGTTCGAGAGCGAAAAAACAGAACACGATAAGGCAAAGACTGATCTGGACGAAGAAATCAGGGGACTCGAGAAGGAACTTGACGAAATCGAAGCAGCACAGGCTGAGCCAATCAAAGCAGATCCAATTCCAGAAGAAAGGACGGATAACAAGGTTATGAACACAAGAAAGTTCTACGGCATGAACGCACAGGAGAGAGACATGTTCTTCGCTCGCGAGGATGTGCAGGCATTCCTTACTGAGACAAGAACTGCAATCAAAGAGAAAAGAGCACTCACTAACGTAGGTCTGACAGTTCCTGAGGTAATGCTCGGACTCATCAGAGAGAACATCGAAGAGTATTCGAAGCTCTACAAGCACGTTAACGTTCGCCAGATCAGCGGCGAGGGCAGACTGGTAGTAATGGGAGCAATCCCTGAAGCAGTATGGACTGACTGCTGCGCTAACCTCAACGAGCTGAATCTCGCATTCAACGATGTAGAGGTCGGCTGCTGGAAGGTTGGTGGATACTTTGCAGTATGCAACGCTAATCTCGAGGACAGTGACATCGATCTCGCATCTGAGCTTCTGACTGCTATCGGTCAGGCAATCGGACTTGCACTCGATAAGGCTATCCTTTACGGAACAGGCACAAGAATGCCTCTCGGCGTTGTTGCAAGACTTGCACAGACTGAGGCTCCAGCTGACTATCCTGCAACTGCAAGAGCATGGGCTGACCTGCATACATCCAACATCGCTACCATTGCAACCGGCAAGAAAGGCGCAGATCTCATCTCCGAGATCGCACTCGCATTCGGTTCTGCAAAGGGTGCTTACAGCAGAGGCGAGAAGGTATGGGTCATGAACGAAAAGACTTACTCCTATGTTGTAGCGAGCACAATGGCAACTAATGCTGCTGGTGCTATCGTTGCAGGAGTTGACGGCACAATGCCGGTACTCGGTGGAGTTATCGAAGTTCTGAACTTCATTCCTGACAACGTAATCATCGCAGGTTACTTCGATCTGTATCTGCTTGCAGAGAGAGCTGGTCAGAAGTTTGCTACTTCCGAGCACGTTCGTTTCCTGCAGGATCAGACAGTCATGAAGGGAACTGCAAGATACGATGGCAAGCCGGCAATCGCAGAGGGCTTCGTGGCTATCGGCATCAACGGAGCTACTCCGACTGCTACCATGTCTTTCGCTGCTGACGCAGCCAATTAATTCGTAGAGGAGGTTGACCGATGAACGAATCAACAATGCTTGAGATGCTCAAGGTTGACCTCGGCATATCTACAACGGCATACGATCAGAGGCTGGCGCAGTATTTAGAATCTGCGCTGGCCGCGATCATTACCGAGGGCGTATCGGTGGACACCAGTGATGTTCAGGATGCAAACCTCGTGGTTATGTATGCTGCATGGTTGTGGAGGAAACGAGACACGGGCGAGGGTATGCCGAGGAATATAAGATGGATCCTCAACAACAGATTATTCTCGGAGAAGATAAATGGATGATGTTATCAGACTGATAAGTTCGACATACGAATACGATGAGTGGGGCAACGAGGTAGAGACCACCACGGAGCGGACCGTGTTTTGTCGTGTCCGGTCAATAGGGCGTAATGAGTTCTATTCGGCAGCGCAGAACAATCTGCACCCGTCCTATGTTTTTATCCTGTCGCATTATCGTGACTATCAGAACGAGTCAGAGTTGATGTACACCGATTGGACGGGCACGGATAAGCGTTACACCATAACGAGGACATATCGGGACGGAGACGCTATCGAGCTCACGGCAGAGGAGCGTATCGGAGACTATGGCAACTAAATCTGTAGAAGCGCAGATGAAGGAGCTGCTGGATACATTCGACCATCACGTTCAGGAAGTGGTCGAGGATGCAGCGAGAGAGTCTGCGAAGGAATGCGTCCAGAAACTAAAAGCTACATCACCGAAACGTCCAGGTGGCGGTGAGTACGCTCGTTCCTGGACCTCGAAGAAGTTAGAACACGGCTGGGTCGTTTATAACAAGAAGCATTACCGATTGACGCATCTGCTGGAGAACGGCCATGTATCAGCGAATCAGTACGGAGAATACGGTGTCAGATTCAACGGGATCAAACATATTGCTCCGGTTGAAGCAGAAGGCATCGAAGGATTCGAGCTGAGAATCAATCGAGGTATAAACGAATGAGTATCTATCAAGTATTACAGAGCACAGGCCTTCCGTGTGCGTATAGTCATTTCAAGAAGGCTCAGAGTCCGCCGTATATTGTTTATATCGGCAACGGACAGGACGTCTTCGAGGCTGATAATACGCACTACTGGAAGCAGAACACCTAT